AAGTCAAGTCTCGCCTGGTGTTGTTATTAGGGAAAGTGATTTATCCAATGCGGTAGTTGTAGGAGCACAGGCAATTGTTGGTGCTTTTGCTTCATCATTCCGTACTGGACCAGTAGGCAAAATTACAACGATCGGTTCTGAGAGAGAACTGATTGACACTTTCGGCGCACCAGCTGAGGCAAATGCTTCTGATTGGTTGGTTGCTTCCGAGTTTCTCCGTTACGGTGGGCAACTAGCAGTTGTTCGTGCAGCAACTGGAGTTTTAAATGCTACTGTATCAGGAACACCAGTTCTTGTTGCAGATAGGGATGCTTTTGATGCGGGAGTAACTTCCGAAAAATTTGTTGCTCGTTATGCTGGCGCTGACGGTAACAACCTACATGTCGTAATCGTGGATCGTGGTCCAGATTATACAATCACCAAATCCGCCCATGGTCTTTCTGTTGGCGACACATATACAGATGATTCTGCAGTTGATCACGAAGTTTATGAAGTTGTTGATGCAAGCACTTTCAGAATTATCAAGGGTTCCGCTGTTCCTGATCCAGCTACTGGTGAAACCGCAGTTGCTTTCACAAACTCTGATTGGAACAATACTCAGATTGCATCGACTGGTTTGACCTATAAGGCAATCGGTCCTCGCCCTGGAACTTCAGCATTTGCTGCTGAGCGTTATCTTTCATATGATGAAGTTCATGTTGTTGTTGTCGATGAGGCAGCTAATACAATTGTTGAAAGATTAACTTATCTTTCAAAATTAACAGATGGTAAGTCACCAGAAGGTAATTCCACATATTGGAAGGACTATGTAAATGAGTTTTCTCGTTACATTTATGCTGGCGTAGATCTTGGTGCAGGGGAGCAAACAACTTCTGGAGAAGATTCAGGACAAGCATCTGCTGCATACGGTGCTACTGCAGTTGCACCAGTAGAACTATCAAGAATTCTAAAGACAGCAGGCGGTGCTTTATCTGGTGGTGTTGATGACTATGCATATACTGCTGGAGAAATTCAAGCAGCATATGATGAGTTCCTAGATACAGAATCAACAGAAATTGATTTCGTTCTAATGGGTGGTTCCATGGGCAACGAAAATGATACAATTGCAAAAGCACAATCAGTAGCATCCGTTGCAAACAGCAGAAAAGATTGCATCGCTTTCATCTCCCCTTATGTTGGTGCTCAGGTTGCAATTTCTGGTGGTAATGCACTAACTCCATCCGAGCAACTAGTAAGAACAATTGATTTCTTTGATACTATCGGATCTTCTTCATATGTTGTTCTAGATAGTGGTATCAAATACACCTACGATCGCTTCAACGACAAGTATCGTTATATCGGTTGCAACGGTGATGTTGCTGGACTCTGTGTTTCAACTTCTGCAATTCTAGATGACTGGTTCTCACCAGCAGGTCTAAATCGTGGTGGTCTTCAGAATGTTGTGAAGCTCGCTTTCAATCCCAACAAGGCACAGAGAGACGATCTTTACACCGCAAGAATTAACCCAATCGTTGCTTTCCCTGGTGCTGGTCCTGTTCTCTTTGGTGATAAAACTGGTCTTGCTTCACCTTCTGCTTTCGATAGAATCAACGTTCGTCGTCTATTCCTCAACGTTGAAAAGAGAGCAAGAGCACTAGCAGAAGCAGTTCTATTTGAGCAAAACGATACCACTACTCGTTCTGGTTTTGCTGCTTCTATTGGTTCATATCTCTCTGAAGTACAAGCACGTAGAGGAGTTACCGACTTCTTGGTTGTTTGTGATGAGAGCAATAACACTCCAGAAGTTATTGATAGAAACGAGTTTGTTGCTGAACTCTACCTCAAGCCAACCCGCTCAATTAACTTTGTTACTGTTACCGTAACGGCAACTAGAACTGGCGTTACATTTGCTGAAGTTATTGGTAGATAATTAGTAATAGAGAAAACATCACAGAGGTAAAAACAAATGGCATCGTCAAACGTAAGTCAGTTTCTAAGCACTATTGGTCAGGGCGTGAAGCCCAACATGTTCCTGATCAATATCCAATTTCCATCACAGATTAATGGAGGAAAAGATCAGAACCTTACAAATATTCTTTGTAAGTCTGCTGCTCTCCCTGGTTCAAACCTAGGTGTTATTGAAGTTCCATTCCGTGGAAGAACTGTCAAGATCGCGGGTGATCGTACCTTCGATACCTGGACAACTACATTCTTCAACGATAAGGACTTCAAACTCCGCACCTATTTTGAAGAGTGGGCAAATAGCATTAACACTCACGAGGGCAATACTGCTCCTCTATTCCGCCCAAATAACTCAGAGGGTTATATGGCAGAACTTCAGGTCGATCAACTTGAGAAAGATGAGAGTCCAGAAGGTGCTATCCTAAGAAGATACATCCTGAAACATTGCTTCCCAACCAACGTTTCTCAGATTGATCTTGCTTATGATAGCAACGATCAGATCGAAGAGTTCACTGTTGAGTGGCAATATTCGTACTTCACAGCAGAAGCTCCAACTGGCGCTAGAGGCGAAGTTTCTAGCATTCCAGTAGTCTGATAAATAGTTGGAAGCACATAAGTTGAATAGATAATCATGAGTCAGTTATTTGGCTTCCAAATCAATAGAAAGGAGGGACAGAAGGGGCAATCCCCTGTCCCTCCTTCTGCTGATGAACCCATCTCAGTTGCTGCTGGTGGGTATTACGGAACATATGTAGAGACGGATAATCAAGCTCGCAATGAGTTTGAGATGATCCGTCGTTATCGTGATATGGCACTTCATCCCGAAGTTGATAGTGCTGTGGATGAAGTTGTAAATGAATTTATTGTAAGTGATGCTTACGATTCTCCAGTAGAAATCAACCTAGACAATCTTGAGGTTGGTGCTGGAGTAAAGAAAAGAATTAGAGATGAGTTTGATTATATCAAACGTCTCCTCAACTTCGACAATCGCGCACATGAGATTGTCAGAACTTGGTACATAGACGGTAGATTATTCTACCACAAAGTAATCGATCTAGATAATCCAAAAAAAGGTATTACGGAACTTCGTTACATCGATCCGATGAAGATCAAGAAGGTCCGTCAGAAAATCGACAATACTCCAAAAGATTCTCTAGCAAAAGCAGCAATCAAAGGCACGGCTCTTGAGTATGAATATGGTACGTTTGTTGATTACTATCTTTACAACCCGAAAGGATTTTACCAGGGAGGTGTTCTGGGACCAGTTGGTGATATGTCTTTGTCACAAGGCGTAAAGATGGCAACTGACTCGATCACCTTTGTTCCTTCTGGACTTCAAGATCTAAACAAGAGAATGGTTCTTGGTTTCCTCCACAAGGCAATCAAGTCTCTCAATCAACTTCGCATGATCGAAGATTCTCTTGTTATCTACAGACTATCACGCGCACCAGAACGTAGAATTTTCTACATCGATGTAGGCAATCTACCTAAGGTAAAAGCAGAACAATATCTGCGTGATGTCATGTCACGTTACAGAAATAAACTTGTATATGACGCGCAAACAGGAGAGATGCGTGATGATAAAAAGCATATGTCGATGCTTGAAGACTTCTGGCTCCCTCGCCGCGAAGGTGGTAGAGGAACTGAGATTACTACACTCCCAGGCGGTCAGAACCTTGGCGAACTCAAGGATGTTGAGTATTTCAAAAAGAAACTTTACAACTCACTCAACCTACCACCTTCCCGCCTTACGGATGACAACAAAGGGTTTAATCTTGGTAAGACCACAGAGGTTCTCAGGGATGAACTCAAATTTACTAAGTTCATCGGTCGTCTCCGCAAGCGTTTCAGCGAATTATTCCATGATATTCTCAAGACACAACTAATTCTCAAAGGTATCATCTCACCAGAAGATTGGGATGACATGAAGGAGCATATCCAATACGACTATCTATTTGATAATCATTTCAACGAACTGAAAGAAATTGAAATGATGAACCAGCGTATGCTGACTGTAACTCAAATGGATGCATTTGTTGGAAAATATTTCTCAGTTGAATATATCCGCCGCAATATCCTTGGTCAGAAAGATAAGCAATTTGAAGAAATTGACAAACAGATCAAGGGAGAGATTGCTTCTGGTCTTGCGATTGATCCAGCACAAACCAATATGATGGATACGATGCAACAGCAGAATACTGCATTCCAACCAGAATTGCAGGATATTCAAGCACAAGATTCTGCGGAAAGAGAAGCACAAGCTGCAGATGACAACATGGATCGTGAAATCAAAAAAGCAAAGGCGATGCCTAAACCTACGCCAAAGTCTAAATAAAATATACTGAATTATTATTATGTCAGAACAAAATACCGAACAAGGTGTTGTTGATATCATCAACAAAATCAGCGACAACGATAGAGCATCTGCTATTGATGCTATTCAGGACTTGCTTTTTGCTAAAGCATCTGATGCTATGGCAACATATAAGCAGGTTGTAGCGCAAACATTCTTTGACGAACCCACAGAGACAGAGACCGATGAAACTGATAACGGAACAGATTGAAGACGTAAAAATCCTCACAGAGGAGAAAGACGGAAAGAAACTTCTGTATATTGAAGGAGTTTTTCTTCAGTCAGAACTAAAGAATCGTAATGGTCGTATGTATCCTTTTGAGGTTCTCTCCCGCGAGGTAGAGAGATATACAGAAGAATATGTAAAACCAAAACGTGCTCTTGGAGAACTCGGTCACCCAGATGGTCCTACTATCAATCTTGATAGAGTATCTCATAGAATTGTAAGTCTTCACGCCGAAGGACATAACTTCATCGGTAAGGCACAAATCCTAGATACGCCGATGGGTAACATCGCTAAGTCTTTACTTGGCGAAGGTGTTCAACTTGGTGTTTCCTCTCGTGGTATGGGAAGCATCGATAAGCGTGAAGATATCTCGATCGTCCGTGATGATTTCTTCCTTACTACAGCTGCTGATATTGTAGCAGATCCTTCCGCGCCTGATGCATTTGTAAATGGCATCATGGAAGGCAAAGAGTGGATCTGGGACAATGGAATTCTGAAGGAAGCAAAAGTTGATAAATACCGCAGATACATGGATGAGGCAACGCGCCACACCATGGAAGAGAGAACCCTCAAAGTTTTTGAGGATTTTCTCAGAAAGTTATGATTTCATAAATAAACTTAGAATAATTATACGGAAATTACGAGGTAAACTCAAATGTCAGATATGCTAAACGAAAAGTTTGAAGAGTTTGTTACCGAGCAAAAGGTGATTCTGGAAGCTGGCGACCCTATGCCAACAGTTTCCGCGAATGTAATCCCTGGTGCTGGAAGCGACCCTTCTCAGGTTTCTGACGTTCAGACTGCAAAGGCTGGCGGCAAGGATCCTGCTCCTACCGTTCAACCTTCGGTTGCTCCTGGTCAGTCTTCACCAACTGATCTTGGAGGTTCAACCTCAGGTCCTCTTCACGATAATGATGAGGACGGAGAAGAGAATCCTGGCGCTAAGGCGGCAGCACCTATCTCGCAAATTTCTGGTGATCCCCAACTAGCAGCTAAGAAAGATGCTGGTGATATGGGCAAGCAAGTAACCGTTGATGTTGGTGCAGCATACGGCATTACTAAAATGGGCGGCGCAGTTACATATCCAATTCATGCTGGTTTTGAAATTGATATGTCCGACGACGTTGCTGCTCTCCTTGAGGGCACCGAACTCTCTGAAGAATTTGCTGAAAAGGCAAAGACAATCTTTGAAGCTGCTGTAAAAGCAAAACTTTCAGAAGAGTATGACAGACTTGTAGAGCACTTTGCTAACGAACTCGAAAAGCAAGTAGAATCTGCTAAGGCAGAACTTTCCGAGGAAGTAGATGGCACAGTGAACTACGCCATCGGTCAATGGATGGAGCAAAATCAGGTTGCCATTGACCGTGGAATCAGAAATGAGATCACAGAAGACTTCATCGCAGGTCTAAAGGGTCTCTTTGAAGAGCACTATATCTCAATCCCAGACGACAAAATCGAAGTGGTTGAAGGTATGGCAGATCAGATTCGTGAAATGGAAGAGCGTCTTGACGAACAGGTTAAGGCTAACGTGAAACTACAAAATCGTCTGAATGAGTCAGCTAAACTAAACATTCTGAACACAGTTTCGGAAGGACTCGCTGATACTCAGAAAGAAAAACTCGCAGCACTTGCTGAGGGTCTAGAGTTTGTCTCGGAAGAGTCATTCGCCGCGAAGGTAAAAACCATCAAGGAGTCTTACTTCAAAGAGTCAATTGCTGCCCCCGCATCGGTTGCAGATGAAACCCCAGTAGAGGGTGAGAATGCAGAGGTAACTCCAGCGATGGCAGCATATCTCTCAGCACTCAATCGCTGGTCTTGATAATAAACCCTATTTTTCCAACGGAGCAAACAAATGTTTAACGCAAAAGCTCTAACAGAAAAGTGGAACCCTGTTCTAGGTCATGAAGGCGCTGGTGCCATCAAGGACAACTATAGAAAGGCTGTTACCGCTGTTCTCTTAGAAAACACAGAAAAGGCACTACGCGAAGAGCGTGGTATGATCAACGAAGCATCCAACACAGTTGGTGCTATCAACGCAGCAGGTCTTTCAGGCGCTGCACTAGGAACTCAAACTGGTGGTCTTGCAGGTTTCGATCCTGTTATGATCTCCCTAATCAGACGTGCTATGCCTAACCTCGTAGCATACGATATCTGCGGTGTTCAACCAATGAGCGGTCCTACTGGACTAATCTTTGCTATGAAGTCGCACTATCAGGAGCAAGGTTCATCCCTACGTGGTGGTCCTGAGGCACTCTACAACGAGCCTGATAGCAACTTCTCTGCTGTTTCACCTGCTACTGCAACCAACGGCATTCCTGACTACAATCAGACAAACGCTGCTGGTGGTAACGACACTCATCCTCGTGGTACTGTCAATCCTTCTAACGCTGACGCAAACCCAGGTCTCCTCAACGATGGTGGCACCTATGAGCGTGGCGAAAGAGGTATTGTAAGAGCAACCGCAGAAACTCTAGGCGCAGCTGGCACTCTATTCAACGAGATGTCATTCAGCATCGAGAGAACTTCGGTACAAGCACGTACCAGAGCACTCAAGGCTGAGTACACTCTAGAACTAGCACAAGACCTCAAGGCAATCCACGGTCTTGATGCTGAGCAAGAGCTTGCTAACCTACTCTCAAGCGAGATTCTTGCTGAGATCAACCGCGAAGTCGTTCGTACTGTTTACACCATCGCTAAGCCTGGTGCTCAGAACAACGTTGCTAACGCTGGTATCTTTGACCTTGACGTTGATTCAAACGGTCGTTGGTCGGTTGAGAAGTTCAAGGGACTCATGTTCCAAGTTGAGCGTGATGCTAACGCAATCGCTCAGCA